TAGCAATCAATACTTCTTTGACACCTCCGATACCTTCAAGGCATCCGAGTGTAAATCCTGTGGTTAATTCACAAGCCATGTTTATATAGTTTTAAAAGGGGGCTGTTACACCCCCTTGATTATTTAAAGATTATGCTCCCCAGTAGGTGATGTCTTCACCAACTGCAATCTGTGCTCCGAGGTAGAAACGTGCGCCGTAACGTACATTCTGTGAACCGTCGAGGTTTTGCATGTCCAAGATGAACACTTCGTTCATTTGGTTCTCCTGCCATGTTCCAAGCATCAAGTTTGACTTCTGTGCAAACACGATGTTGTTAGCAGCCATACCCGGGCAAACGTAGATGTCGTACATTCCTACGAAGCGACGATTAACCTCTGGTCCACCTGTCAAGTACCATCCGTTGCCAGCAGCGATTTGCGCTTGCATGTATGCTTCCCATGCAGCCTGACCCATGTACAGCGCAGGCTTTTCAGCAGCACCCTTCACAGCAGAGTTTGCAGTGTTGATGATGTCCCAAATGGTAGCGATAATGTTGGTAGCGTCCAAAGCACCTGAACCCGCAGATACAGCACCTGAACCACCTGCCTTAATCAAGGTCAAGAAACCATCGTACTGACCAGCAGTAGCGTTCACACCATTCCACATTACTGATTCGTTTTCAGCAGCGATACCGCCTGTCAAACGCTCAATGATTGCGTCTTGGATTTGAGTGTTCACACGGCCTGACATTACATCGGCAGTAGTCCAGTCAATGAAGAAATCCTTCTTACAGATTTGGCGTTGAACTTGGAATTCCTCCAAGGTCAAAATGCGCTCAGTCAAAGTGATCGTGCCGGTTGGCGTGAAATCACAAGTGCCTGCGGCAAATGTTACAGTGTCATCAATTTTACGTACTACTGATTTGTAAGGTACGTTAGGCTTCATTGTCACGTACTGTGCAGATACGTTTGACAACAGTGCCTTTGCTACGATTTCACCAGCTAATTCACCTGCATAGGTGGTGGTGAGTGAAGTTGTTGTTGGCATTTTTAAATAGAATTATGAGGTGAATTATTTACTTTGTTTTGCGCGAATGTTTTCCATGAAGTCGCTGAACGATGTACCGTTCGAAGCAACAACCGCATTCGACTTTTTGAATTCTTGTGACTTGACGCTAGGAACGGCAGGGGCTTTCTTAACTGAAGCGAGTTCAGTCTTTGCAGCTTGTGCCTCGTTCTTTGCAGATTCAACCGCTGCAGCAAGTTCTGTTTTCTCAGTCTCAAGCACTGCGATGCGCTCTGACAATTGACCGATAACGGCTACGAGGTCTTCGCTGCTCATTTCAGTTGATTGTTCTTCGCGTTCGATTTCAGAGATGATACCGTCTTGTGTAACGTAGACTTTGGTCACGCCATCCTCAAGGAGGTATTCACCCGCAGGAACTGGTACTGGATTGCCTTCGGCATCTTGCGTGTAGATGTCAACGCCTATTGTCCACTCATCCGCAGTTGAGTAGATTTTAGTACCATCGGCGAGCGTGCCTTCTACGGCAAACTTCACTTCTGTTGCAGGCTCTGCTGCTGCATCAGTTGATTCATCTTCAAACTTGATACCTAGTGCAGATGGTTCAATGTTGTATTTCGCGAATACAGCTTTGATTTGGTTTTTGATATCTGACATTTTTTGGTATTTTGGTATTGTAGCAAAACAGCCGTTTTGTTGCATGGGCAATTGTGGCTACATTAGCCGTATAAATTCAACCAATGAAAACACAAGAACCACAACCACGCACACAAAGAGTGAGCGCACGATTGACTGAGAAAGAAATGAAGGCAGTCACAAAAGCAGCTAAGCAGACAGGGACAACCATTGCCGAATACGTACGGCTCTGTGTCTTTGGGTAAACACAACGAAAAAAGGGAGGCACGTTTGCTTCCCTTTTTTACACTTAAACCCTAAATACTTTTAACTGGTAAACCAAAACTCTTTCGAGAGGTGGCTAATATAATCACATCGCGTTTACCACGCAAGTGCCTACATCATTTGTAGGATTATTATCAGGCTGACCGTTCACACTTACCACGTATACTTTGAATGTTTGCGGCCATGTAGTGGTTACAGGTGGATACATGACATTGCCCGTCGATACAGTTTGTCCCGTGTTCAATGTGCGTGCAACATCCCACGTTCCAGTGCGTCCTGCGAACTCCCACTTAAGTTTATAGCTAGTCACAACAGCAGCACCACGGTTTGTGATGCGTATACCCATGCGGACGCGGTCAGGTGCGAGCCAAGTATAACCTGTGCAAACAACTTCTAAATCTAAATTGCCTACTGGTATTGGTGCGGTGATATTGATTGCAGTGGTTGCGCTGTTATCACCCTCATTGCTTTCTAAAACATCACCTTGCACGTCAATGTATAGGTTGAATTTGCCCACGCCTGTCACATTGTTTGGAATGTTGTAGACTAGTGAGCTTGTGAATGTGGTTTGTCCCTTCGCGATGGTTACGTTGCCCGTGTAGAAAGTTGACTTAGATCCATCAGGACGCACGAACTCGGCAGCAACGTTTGTAGTTGTGTCTACTGTGCGCACTTTGTCGAGCTGCACGGTGTAACTAACGGTTACTTGTGAGCCTTGCGTAGTTGACGCAGGCGAGGCAATAGTACCAAACAGGTTAACTGTTTCAGCAGGTGGTGGAGTTGGTTCACCCGTGCTACCTTTTGCAGCGACAACTGCCGCGTATAAATCTACAACACCGTAACCTAGTTCTAGCGACTTGCCCGCTGCGTCATATACATAACCGCCACTCTTAATGGCAGTAGATGCAATGATGTCTGTGACCTGCTTTTCGGTTAGTTCAGGATTAGCAAGTACAATAGCAGCAGCACAGCCAGCCATAGCAGGACAGGCGGCAGATGTTCCACTGAAGTTAGTATAATTCGACGTAGCGTTGTACCCTGACGCTCCGCTACGGTCAGTAGTTGGTAGAGATACACCCGGAGCCGCTGCAAAAAGTTTTGTTCCATAATTTGAAAAGTTAGCGCGTGTGTTGTTTTGAGCCGATGCGCCAACGGCATGCACCATTGAAAGCGATGCGGGGTTGATATTTACGCTGCCCGCGTATTGATTGCCACTAGATGCAAATACACAAATACCTTTACCGTTACGGCCCGTGTTCTTTGCAAGTGTCAACGCATTAGCAAACATTGGGTAGATGTTACCACCGCCCCAACTCATGCTAATTGCACTACATGCAGGATTAGCAATAGCCTTGTTCACGGCACGCGTTACGATAGTATCCGATGTGAAGAAACCACCGCCGCTGTTTGAGTTCATACCAATGTGCAAGAATTGCACTTTGAGTTTGTTGTTACCGATTGAACCTACGCCTGTGTCATTGCCCGTCTTAGCACAAATGATTCCGCTACATGGTGTGCCATGCTTTTCAAATTCACTAATCGGACGCACATCGGCTGTATCATACACGCAGTTCCAAGACTTGTCACTGATAGTGCCCTGTAAATCTTCATGGTCTACATCACACGCAATATCAAGGACAGCAACTTCACCGTATGCATCAGCCGGGATGAGTGACCAAACGTCTTGCGCCTTGAATAAGTTAAGATGCCACTGCTGTGCTATGGTCATTTCAGCATTAGCCTCGAATGGTTGAATATAGTCAGGCTCAACACTGATGAACAACTTTGTGCGCATGAGTGATTCGTAGAACTCATCGAATACAGCGAACGCAGGAACCTCAACAAATAATGTTTTGGTAGATTCAAACGTTTCAACGATGTTGACTTGCTTTAGGCTCAAGAACTCAACCGCCTGTTTAAGGTCAGTGCAAATACATATGGCAAGACCCGAAGCGATTTGGTCTAGTGACCTGTCCACTTCATTCACCTGTGACACCTTTGATGCATCGGGTGTGATGGGCTTTTCATCTTCAAAGACTACAATGCCAAAAGCATCAAACGACGCCTTGACATTTGCCTTTGATTTGTTTTTGTCAAAGGACTTTTTGTCCTTGAACTTAACCGCGTTTATTTTCATTTGGATGGATTTACATTCGCTAACAGTTGATCTAACTCCAGCACAAGTTCAGCCTCATGGTTCTTCACGCCACTCATGGCCACACCCACCTCGTTAAAGAAACCCTCAATGCTGTACCCTTTTACCTTGCCCTCTTTTACATCCTGCCATACGCCGTCATCATCGACATGCGTACCGATGAACCATGTGCCGTCGGGAAGTTCAGACAATCCTAGCTGCATTGACTTGTCCATCTTGCCTTCTTTAATCCATGATTCAACAACGGTCACGCCCGTCACTGGTATCTCATGTTGCAAGTTGGTTGTGTGTTGCAGATTCTTTTTAAAGAACTGATGCGCGATAGCACTCACTGTGGCCTTTTCAAAGTACACGTAGTACGGCTCACCCTTTTCATCATAGCGCAGTATCTCCTTATCCGGGATGAGCGCAGCACCGTATAGCATACGGCGTTCGTCATTCAATGCGCTGAGTTGCATCTTTGAAAGTGCAATCCAATTTTCTTCAATTGCTGGGCTGTCAACTAAGCCCATCGCGGTTATGCCTAAACGACCTTCTTCGTCGATTACGCATTTGACTACTTTTCTTTTTTCCATTTTACAAAGTTAGTTTTAATTATCCAAGTCGTGCTAAGTCCTGTACCTTTTCGCGCACTTCCTGCTGTGATGATACATCACCCGCAAGTACAAATGCACGTGGTGTTATTTGCTCAGGTTGGTTTTGTATGAATTGAGAAGCTAGTGGGTTGAACTGGGCAGGTTGTGATTCGTTACCGCCGCCGCCGCCACCGCCTACTGATGGTGGGGGTGTACTGCTGTCATTACCTCCCGTGCTACCAAACTGCGAGTTTTTAATCTTGACAATTTGGGCAAGACCTAATGCAGCTGCAATAGAAGCTTCAAAGAACTGTTGACCAGTGGCAAGTTTGATAGGGTTACCACCCGCCGTTAATGCACCTGTTACCGCCGATGCAGTTTGCACAGTTGCAGCACCAATGGCTAAAGCTTTGTCTGTTTTGAATTTACGTCTTGCATCACGTTCGCTATTCTTTGTTGACGCATCACTAAATGCTTGTAATACGCTAATAGCACTTTGGGCAAGGTCAAGTCCTTTTTTAAAGCTTTCTTGACGTATAGCCACTTTTTTAGCCTCACTCTGTTCAGTTGTTTCAACATCGGTTGCAGTTCCAGCAGCGACAACCGCATTTAATTCGTCCTGCCATTTCTTTGTAATTTCGGTTGTGTCTAATCCTGCTGCTTCTGCAAGTGCAATTAGCTTTTCATATTTCTGACTAATGGCAAGTTCTTCTTTTTCTTGTGTTGTCAAACCCGCGACAAATTCCTCATCCTGCAATTGTGCAAGTGCATCATAATATGCTTGTGCTGCTGCCTGCCTTTTTTGCGCTTCCTTTAATGCCGCTTCGGTCTTTGCCTTTTCAGCATCTTCAAACTCCTTCAAGTTTTCTTGATACAGTTGTTCTAACAAATCACTTACCTCTTGTTCCGCCTTTAGTGCCGCATCTGCTGCTGCTTTTGCATCTGCTGCTTCCTTTTCTCTACGCGCTTTGTTCTTTGCGTCTTGTGCGTTTAGTATTCCATCACGTTGATTCGTTAATGTCTGCAATGACTTTTCCGCATCGGCTACAATCTTTTCCTGATTCTTGCGCTCTTCTTCCGGGTCAAAAATCTGCTTAACTACAAAGTTGTTTACGTCTTCAAAGACCTTCGTAACGTCTATCTTTTCAATGCCAAGTCCTAGTTTGTTCAATATTTCAATTGATCCATTGACAAAGCCTTGAAAGAACTCAGCAATCTTGCGTTGCGGAAATGTGACAAAGTCAAGAAATGTCTTTAAGTATTGCGCATTGCGTTCCGCTGCTTTGATTTGTCCTTCGGCCTGTATGCGTGTTGTCTCAATTACTGCCTGCTGTTCTGCAATGGCCGTGTTGAGTTGCGTTAATTTGAGTTGCGTTATTTGTTCCTCAG